AGAAGCCACATTAACAACATTTGCTCCTAACCAACCTAATCCTCAAGTTAGTAGATTCCTTATACAATTCTCAGACACAGAAATTGAAGATATACTACAAAATAAAATAGGAATAAGTAGTTCAGTTCAATTACTTAATACTTCATCTTGGCAAGCTAATTTAAGATGTTTTGTAGCTACTGAAACTGGTTTAAATTTAAATACAACTATAGACTGTTTTCCTGTTTATGGTAATTGGGGGATGGGTACAGGTAAATATTTAGATGATCCTGAAATTACAAACGGTGTTAGTTGGAATTGGTTAGATTATTCTGGTTCAACAACTTGGATAACATCAAGCTACCCAACATGCATTACAGCTTCATATAACACAGTATACTCTTCAGCTGGTGGAGGCAATTGGTGGACTGGATCTACAGTTTCTTGGTTTAATACAAATACATATCCTATTACTCAATCTCAAGTATTTAGTTATTCAAGTAACAAAGATATATACATGAATATATCTAATATTGTTAGAGCATGGTACACAGGTTCTATATCTTGGGATGGTTTAATACTTAAACAAGATGTTGAATGGGTACCTAATGATAATATTCAACCTGAAATGAAATTCTTTTCAATTGATACTCATACTATATATCCTCCTTGTTTAGAATTTAAATGGCGAGATTATGTGTACAATACAGGTTCTTCAACTCAAACGACATTAAATATGTTACCCGCAACAGTAACATTAAATGAAAACCCTGGTTTCTTTTATTCTAGTAGTATAAATAGATTTAGAGTAAATTCTAGACCTGAATATCCACCTAGAGTATGGCAAACATCTTCATTATATACTCAAAATTATTTTTTACCTACAGCATCATATTATGCTATTAAAGATTTAGATACTAATGAGTATGTAGTTAATTTTGATACTCAATTTACACAATTAAGTTGTGATGCCACTAGTAGTTATTTTGATGTTTATATGAATGGTTTAGAACCTGAAAGATATTATGAAATATTAATTCAAACAACTATTAACGGAACAACTATTGTTTATAACAATAATTATTACTTCAAAGTTATTAACGGATAATGGCAGACCAAATAGTATTAGTAAAACCTTCGTTTAATAAAAACTCTTACGAGCAAGTAATTAACACTCAATTTACACAATTAGTACAACCTGTTACTTCTAGTGTAGTGACCCCTACTATTTCTGTTCAACAATTTTTTGAATATTATCAACAATTATTTTATATCATCCCTAAATTTGGAGATATCAATTCTCATCAGTACCTTGCTAAAACAAGTTCAGATTATATAGGAGCAAACATAACAACAGATGACCTAACACAATCTTTACTTACAGAAATAAACGCTTTAAGACAAGAAAATTTAGGTTTACAACAACAAATATTAAACATCACAACCTCATCTTCAATCGCTTAATATAGATGGCAGAAATAGTAAACATACAACAACTAAATCCTACTACTTTTGAATTACAAGAGTATTCTGTCCAAGATATTAGTCTTATTCCTATAACTGATACTTTTGATACTTTTGACCCTACTGTAGATCATATCGAATATTTTATATTTGATTTAAATGGTAATACTTTATATTCAAATGTAGTTGGTTATCCTAATTTTAGTTTAATTAACAACAATGTTGTAATTGATCCTGAAAATGATTTAAAATCTCAAGGATATACTGAAGGTAATTATAACACATTATATAATTTCCTAAAAAATAGAGTATCATCTTCTCCTACATTTAAATACTATATACAACAAATTAGCACTGATAGAACTGAGGTTAGGTTAAATACTACTTCTATTTCTAATACTAATGTTATAGCTGGTGCTACTGATTTTATAAACTATAGAGCTAGTAGTAGTATATTTATAGATTTTTATCTTGATTTTGGAAACAACAATTTAGTAATAGCCAACAATATTTTACTAGATACTACTAATCCAGATAATGCTACTGTATTAATTAAATTATATGAACCTTTACCTGCTCAATTTGATACAAATTCTCAATGTTGGGTAGTAGAAACAATCGCTGTACCTCGCGCATATAACATTAATATATATCAAACTTTTGATATATTAAATAATAATATACCTTTAAAAGGACCTAATTTAAATATAGCAGTTAAAGATCAAATTAATAACTCCACTAATTTTTTAAATTATAATTCTTTAACTTCAAATACCTCATCTTTAGGTACAGGAAGTTTACAATATCAAATTAACAGTTTATTAGCCGAAAAAGGAATTGAAATAAATATAGATTATTCAGATTATTCTCAATTTGTATTTTTTTCATCTGCTCAAACTCGTTTAGAAAATTTCTATTATAAATTATCTTTACTTGAACAATACCAATATAGTGCTAGTATTTCTGGGCCTAGTATTATTAATACTTATACATCTGCTAGTAATACAATTTGGTTAAATAAAATTAATGATATTATAACTAACTTTGATAGTTATGAATATTATCTTTATTTTGAATCAGGTAGTACATCTTGGCCTAAAACAAACTCAACTTATCCTTATACAAACGCTGGAGCTAATTCAACTCCTGGTTTAGCATTTTTAGCTTCTCAATCTATTGTTGCTGAAAATTATGATACTTTAAATGTTAATACTTTAATAAATGCTATACCATCATACTTAACAGATGATCCTAACAATTCACAATTTGAATTATTTGTTGAAATGATAGGTCAAAATTTTGATAGTATTTGGGTCTATATAAAAGATATAACTAACAAATACAACGCAGATAACCGTTTAAATTACGGGATCTCTAAGGATTTGATAGCTGACGTGCTTCGCGACTTAGGTATTAAAATTTACCAAAATAACTTTTCAGTTAATGATTTATATTCTGCCTTCTTAGGTATTACACCTTCAGGTAGTTTATTTAATTTACCTTATACAACAGGTTCTTTACCTACTCTTACTGGATATGAATATATAAACACTTATATAACAGCTTCAGCTACAGGTTCTTCAACACCAACTTATGATATTAATGCTGAAACATATAAACGTATTTATCATAATTTACCTTACTTACTTAAGAAAAAAGGTACAGTTGAAGGTTTAAGAGCATTAATTACTTTATATGGTATTCCTGATACTATTTTACGTATAAACGAATTTGGAGGTAAAGATAAAAATCCAAATACGTGGGATTACTGGCAAGATGAATATAATTATGCTTTTAATACAAGTAGAACAAGTAAAATTTTTACACCATTCACAGCATCATCTACCCAATTTGGAAGTGGATTCCCTCAAGCTTTAGAATTTAGATTTCAAACTCCAGGATTACCTACTTCATCTATTCCATATAGCCAATCTTTAGTTCAACATAATAACGGTACTTTTAATATAGTACTAGAATATACAGGTTCAGGATATACAAGTGGATCTTATAATGGTTCAACCATAGACCCATATTACCAATACGCTAACCTAAAACTTATATCAGGCTCTTTATCGGCAAGTGTTTATTTACCATTTTATAATGGTGGATGGTGGTCAGTATTAGCCAACTATAACCCAAATTCAAATACTTATACTTTATATGCTAAAAATAAGCAATATGAAGGGTGGGATGGTAATATTATAGGTTTTCAAGCATCTTCTAGTTTTACAGGTATTTCATCTTGGAATTCAGGAGGCCAATTAATATTTGGTACAGGTAGTGTTATAGGCCCTAAAACATACACAGCCTTTAGTGGTTCATACCAAGAAATAAGATATTATAACGTTCCTTTAAGTGAGAGTGCTTTTAATTCTTATGTAATGAATTCTAATTCTGTTGAAGGAAATCAAACACAAGGATCTCAATCTTCTAAAAATAGTTTAATTTTTAGAATATCTCTAGGAGGAGAATTATACACCGGCTCAAACTCAATACACCCAGCCTCTACTGGCTCTACCCCAACAACACAATCATTTGCTATACAACCATATACTGCTTCCTTTACTAATGCTTTATTTATTCCTAATGTAGAGTATAATTATTACAATCAAGTACCAGCAGGTATTCAAAATGCTATATCCGATAAGATTCAAAATAAAAATATATTATTACCATTAACTAGTAGTCAAGCAAATATACCTAATAATACTGTTTTATCTCCATTTATATCTATTCAACAATCATATTATGCAAGTAGTAGTTACACTAACAATATAGATTATGTTGAAGTGGCTTTTTCACCACAAAACGAAATAAATGATGATATAAATGATTCATTAGGTTATTTTAATATAGGTGAATATATAGGTGATCCAAGACAAGTATCTTCATCAGATACATCTTACTCTGATTTAAATGCTTTAAGAGATTTATACTTTCAAAAATATACAGGTAACTATAATATTTGGGATTATATAAGACTTATCAAATATTTTGATAACTCTTTATTTAAAATGATCCAAGATTGGGTTCCTGCCCATACGGATCTAGCATCAGGTATTGTTATAAAACAACATTTACTTGAAAGAAACAAATACCCAGTACCACAACTAACACAATCTCAATATTACTATACAGGCTCTATTGGTAGTTATCCATCATCATCTAATGATCAAAGAATATTTATATCATCAACTGATTATCAATCTTTCCCAATAGAAAAAATAAGTGGTAGCTCAGCAGGTGTAATGCCTGAATTTAATGGTACAGCATCAGTAAATTTATATGTTAATATAACTCAAAGTTTCACTGGTTCAACACCTAGCTTATTAGGAGATGTAAATTTTATTCATACATCACAAGATGAATTTTTCAATGGTGAATTAAGTGGTTCTATAGTAACAGCTGAAGATGGAAATTTAACACCTATAGCTAATAGAGTTTATTTACATGCTAGTACAGTTGAAACACCTTATGAAATTATATTTTACAAATCTACTAACTTAGGTGGATCAGGAAATGCACAAACAATATTTTTAAATGCAAATACAGCACCAGGAGATGGTGAAATGTATATTTATTGGGATTCAGGCAGTTATTACAGTCCAATACCTCATTATAATCCTGCTAATGTTGCTAATGCTTATCACCCTTAAAATTTAAAAAATGGCAAATACACCATCATATACACAAGGAGTTAAATACATTAAAATATCTAAAAAAGATGCTAATGGAAATGATCAAACAAATGAATTACAAAATTTAAATGATATTAGAGTATTATTTGATGATATAATATCTCCTGTTGATTATTTTATAGCTTCAATAAACGAATACCCATCATACTATTTATATGTTGTTGCTCCAACAAATGTTACTTCATCTGTTGATGATGAAATTTTAAATTATCAAGTTTCTGCTAGTTCAAATACTTTAGATTCTTCTACTGGAAATGTTATATCTTATTCTGTAATATCTAATCCTACAAATTATTTTACAGCATCTTCGGGTTATTGGACTTTAGGAAATACACCAAATATTTCTCCTTTAAACATAACTTGTTCTATAAGTTTTAGTGTAACTCCAGGTTTTGGAAGTTCATTTGCTGGAGGTTCTATCATTGCTTCTCTTAATTTACATCAAATAACAAACGGAATAGATACTGTATTAAACTCTTCTACAGTAGGTATATCCCTAAACCCTTACCCAGGAGCAACTGCTGGACCTTATACTTTAAGTTTAAGTTCATCTTTATATCCTGTTGAAAATTCATCATATTATTTATCTTTTACTCCTACTCCAAATAGTTTAAATACATTTACTAGTAATTGTTACATATATAGTGTAAATAATTCTCAATTTCAAGTAACACAATCTATCGCTCCCTATGCTTCACCAAACAATAATTTGGTAGTATTAGAACCTTATATTGATGGTCAATTTGAAGGAAGTGATGCTAATGTTTTACAAAACAATGTAGATACTAACCAAATAGACGCGTTGTATATGGAAGTGGATTACACTAATGGTTCCATAATAGCTGAAAATAAAAATGCTATTTTAAATGGAACTGCTCCTAGAGCCCAAATACAACAATGGAATTATACTTATGATTCTCATATAAGAGGAAGATATATTGGTAAAGAACAAAATGCTTTAGCAATTAATACTTACTCTAAATCAGGTAGTTATATTACTCCATTTGGATTCTCAGGATCATGGCCTGGTGATACAACATCTCCATCAGTAAATGGTAGTGTTGTTATTGAACAATTAGACAGTTGTATTTACGAAATAAATTGGGGAGGTGGAGGTTATCCTGAAAATTCAAATGGTGGTGGATTTAGTTTAAACAATATTCTTTTAGTAGGATCTAATAAAGATGATGTAAATGTAATATCACCGGATAATCCTTTATATTATGATACTATAACTAAAAATCTTCCTTATCTTTCTCAACTTTTAGTTAGACAATATAATCCAACTTCAAATTCTGCATTAACTGTTACTTCACTTTATCCTGGTATTAGTTTAAACGATGCTGTTTATTGGATACCTTCTGATTATTCTGAAAATTCAGCATATACAGGCTATTTTTACCCAACGGGGTCTGGGTCAATTGTTAATCAACCTCTTATCCAATTATATTCTACAGGAAGTGGAAGTGGTGGAAATCATAATTTTATACCTCCCGGAACTAGAATTAATGGAGTACAACAAATAGTTCGTCCATATTATCCTATGGATCAAGCTATGATTACTATAAGTAGTAGTTTATCCCCTAGTAATCCGTGGTTTGCTAGTTTATATTATGGAAGTGGAAGCATAGGAGCTTCAGGAAGTATACCTGGATTAGGAGAAATAGCTAGTGGAAGTTCTACATATCAAATGGGTTATCCTTTTGAAATAACTTCTATCCAATATGATCCTACTGTTATAGGTCCTAGTAGTCAATCAAAGGCATGGAATATTTTTATAAAAAATACAAATCCTAATTTATTTACTAATTTATCATCTATTAATCCTATAGGAACTAATGGTGCTACTAATGTTTATCAACTTGGTTTAATACTTACTAATGGAAATAACCCAAATACTTCTATTGTAGTTTATATACCTTCACCTCAAGGTGCATGGAATCAATTTAGTGGTATAGGAACAGGTTATATAACAACACAATACCCAACAGAAACAATTCAACAGAACATAAATTATATTACTAAAAAATATGGTAATAATCCAAACCCTTAATTAAAAAATTAAATTCTTTATATATTTATAATAAAAATACACTAAAAAATGGGATATTTAAATAACTCAATTGTAACAGTTGACGCAATATTAACAACAAAAGGTCGCCAATTGTTAGCTGCAAACAACGGTACGTTTCTTATTACACAATTCGCTTTAGCTGACGATGAAATTGATTATACTTTATATAATCCAAACCACCCATCAGGTTCTGCTTATTATGGTGAAGCTATTGAAAACATGCCTTTACTTGAAGCTTTTCCTCAAGAAACACAAACAATGAAATATAAGTTAATTACTTTACCTCGTGGTACAGCTTTATTACCTATATTAAATTTAGGATACCCATCTATTACACTTAAACAAGGTCAAACTTTAGCTATTACTCCTCAAACATTAAATTATTTAGGTGGTACTACTTATGAAACAAGTGGTTATACAGCAACTATAGCGGATGTTAGAACAATGTCTACTTTCCAAGGTGTTGGTATTAATACACCACAAGCAACTGCTTTAAATCAAAACTCAACTACAACTTATGGTACTAGCGTATCAACTACAGTAGTAGGTACTACAATTAATTTAACAGCAACAACCATAAACACACTATTTGGTTCAAATTCATCTTTATACACTACATTAACAGTAATAGGAAATGATAGTGGAGCTAGAATACAAGTACCAGTAACTATAACAAAAGTTCCTTAATATTAAAATAAAAATAACTTAAAATATGTCATTTACAAGACTTAACCCTACAGATTTTGTAGTAAGTTCAGATGCAATATCAGCTACCTTATGGTCAGATGGTGCTCCAACATTAGCAACATTTTATACATCTTCAACTCAAGAAGCCGGATCTTCAGGTAACTATTATTTAAATATATACCAAACATCATCCACAAACTCCAACGCAGCTATTCAATTTGCTTTAGCTTATGGTAATAATGCAGGTAGTGGTAGTAAAAATTATAATTTAGCGGTAGATGGTTATTCACCAACTTCTACAATATATGGACAATGGCAAGACTTAGTAATAGGTAATTCTAATACCAATTTTACTTTTGGTAACATTGCTTCTTCTGAATTTTTTGTAATATCAGTTGACAGAACAAGATATAAAGAATCATTATTTTTAGGTTCATTAGCTTTAACATTATCAGGAAGTTTAGGTTCTATTACATTAACTGATAATAGTAATTATGTATCTGCTGTTCAATATAATGAAGCAGGTAGAGTATTTCAACTTATTACAGGTTCTCAAGGTGTAAAAGCTAATATTACTTCAAGAAACACATCTGATGGATATTCAGTACACTCTGGTTCTTATGGTTGGTTATTACCTGATATTGGTGCTATTATATTAAATCCATTAGCGTTAGCTGACTTTGCTGTTAGTGGTGGTATTGGATTAATATACAGTGGTTCAGCTTCAGGTTCATCAACTCCTGTTACTTCACCAAATAGAAGTATGTTCCAAGCTATAAGTGGTTCAGGTAATTTTGCACTAAATAGTCAAGAAACAATTACTTCTGATTATATATTTGTAAGAGCACAAAATGCTGCTTTCAACTATTCAGAAAACCCATCTTATATATCAGGTTCAACAGGCGCAGTATTATACCCTTATTTTATAAACAATCCTCAAACATATATTACAACTGTAGGACTTTATAATGATACGCAAGATTTATTAGCTGTAGCTAAATTATCAAGACCATTATTAAAGAATTTTACTAAAGAAGCACTTGTAAGGATTAAACTCGATTTTTGACGATTATGGGTATTTTTGCTAGATAATCTAATATTTTATTAGAGGTTAATGGGGATTATTAGTATGGTGGGCCTAATTTAGATAAACATTTCTATAAGTTAGATGAAGTTAAGAAAAACGATGGTTTTAAACAGTCTTTTGCTGAATCTAGCGGGTTTGTTTCAATAAGGGTATGGGAGAGTGAAATATACAATAACCCCGACATAATTCTCCAAAGACTTAATATTTATATAAAATGAATAAATGCTTGTATTCAAACAATTTTTAGCATCTGATGTGGTAATAACACCATTTGAGGTAAACAAAAGTTTTACCTTTAGTGGTAGTCAACTAACTAACTCTAATGTAGAAATAGATAGATTTTTAGGAAGAAATTTACAATCAAATCCATTTATATCTGGTTCTAATCCAACAACAGGCTATATATCAATCCAAGATCAAGAATTAATATATAATTCTATTAAACAATTATATTATTCAAATTACTTGAGTTCTAGTTATGGAGATACTTTAAACACATCAAGTATAGTACCTGGTTCTAACCCATCAGGAAACGTACTAGTAGGAACATCACCATCACCTGGTTTATATGATAATTATTTACAAACTACATTAACTTTTGCTAAATATTTTCCAACAGGTTCAAATGATATTCAAATAGACTCTATAGGAGTAATATCTATCCCTTCAAGACTATACGGAAATTATATCCAACCCAACTCATTTATAGCTACTTCAGTTAGTGGAACAATATATGATGATGGTGAAGGAAATATATTATTACAATCTAATAATAGTATAGTAGGAAACATATTTTACCCACATGGTATAATAACTATACTTGGAAACCCATCTATTATATTTAATACTTTAGGATACGGTTATGGAAAATACGGAAATGCTTCTTATGGAAGTACAAGTTTTGATAATTATGCCTTAATAGATTCTTTTATTAACAACCCAGTTACTTGCTCATTTTCATCTTCACTTACATTATATGAAACACAATATAAATGTACTGTTAGAGAAAATGAATTTACTTATACTTTAAATCCAAGTATATTAGCGAATAATAGTGGTTCTATACTTAGTTTTGCGACAGCGTCATATTTTAGCCCTTATGTTACTACAGTGGGTTTATATGATGAAAATCAAAATTTACTCGCTGTAGGTAAACTAGCTCAACCTTTACCAACTTCCCCAACCACAGATACAACAATATTAATAAATATAGATATGTAATATGATTAAATTATTTCAAATATTATCTGAAATTAATATTAATAAACCAATTAAAAAGCGTTTTAATGCTTATCATACAAATCTTAAAACAGCAGGTGGTTTTAAAGAATATTGGGTAGATTGTTTAGATTTTCCAAATTTTGACTCACTTGGTTTTTATGGAGTTTTAGATGGTAATAATATGGTGAGTAATTATAATCCCACATTATCTATTTTTTTAGATAATGATAAAATAGAATATGAAAAATTTACAGAAGATAATAAAGAACATATAGCAATTCCTATTAGATATTTTAATTTAAAATAATATTATGTTACAAGTTATGAAAGCAACTCTTGTTGAAGATCTAATTAACGATCCAAATTTCAACATAGACGATTATTATGGTTATGTTTATATGACAACCAATTTAGAAAATGGTCGCCAGTATATAGGCAAAAAAATATTTAAACACACCACAAACCAAAAATTAGGTAAAAAAGAAATAGCTGCCTTACCTACACAACGTGGTAGAACTCCATCTAAAAAGAAAATAGTTAAAGAATCTGACTGGAAAACATACTATGGTTCAGCAGATGAAGTTAAACAATGGGCTAAAACAACGCCAAAAGATAAATTACTTCGTACAGTTATACGTTTATGTAAATCGTCGAAGGAATTAACCTATTATGAGACTAAATGCCTATTTCAATACAATGTGTTGGAAGACAGTAAACATTGGGTTAACAGCAATATTTTAGGAAAATTTTTCCCTAAAGATTTGGCTCTTTAAGAATAAAATCGTATATTTAAGTTATGATTAATCAAGCTTTAGTAGCGATTACTAATTCTATACTAGGTACTGGAAAAGCAACATCAAAAGGCAACTATGCTTATGTATGCCCATTCCATACATCTAACCCTCCAGGAAAGAAAAATTTTGAGATTAATTTTACTAAAAATACTAAAGGTGAAAACCCATGGCATTGTTGGGGTTGTAACGCTAAAGGTAAAAAACTAGCTCAATTATTTAAATTAATGGGTGTTCCCCAAGAAAAAATACTTGAACTTAAACCATATTTAAAAACAGATGGAATAGAAAAAATTATTCCTACACAAAATGAAAAATTAAGTTTACCTAAAGAATTTATATCTCTTATAAATCCCTCTTTATCTATAATGGCTAAACATGCTTTAAACTATATTAAAAAACGAGGCATAACCTCAGAAGATATTATAAAATATAACTTAGGATATTGTGAAGAAGGTAAATATATGAATCATATTATAGTACCATCTTATGATGAAAATGGCACTCTAAATTATTTTACCGCACGCAGTTTTGAAAAAGATAATAAATCTAAAAAGAATCCATCCGTATCACGTGATATTATTCCATTTGGTTTTTTTATAAATTGGGATTTACCTTTAATATTATGTGAAGGTCCATTTGATGCTATGGCTATAAAACGTAATGCTATACCATTGTTAGGAAAAAATATACAATCTAATTTAATGAAAAAAATTGTTATGTCATCTGTATCTAAAATTTATATAGCTTTAGATAGAGATGCTCAAAAACAAGCATTAGGTTTCTGTGAAAAATTAATGAATGAAGGTAAAGAAGTATATTTAGTCGACATGGATGATAAAGATCCATCTGAAATGGGATTTAAAAATTTTACTAATCTTATTCAAAATACAACCCCATTAACGTTTTCAAATTTATTAAGTAAAAAATTCGCAATATGATAGAAAAAAACTCAAACATTATCCGTGATCCTAAAATTAAACGTATAGTAGAATATAGCGCTGATAATAAACAAATAAATGTATTAGACCAACGATTTTATAGACGAAATGAAAAATACTATCCTTCTGTGTCAAGTATTTTAAATTATTTCCCTAAAAATCAATTTTTCCACAGTTGGTTAAAAGATGTAGGTCATAATAGTGATATTATAGCTCAAAAAGCAGCATGGGAAGGTACTCAAGTGCATAATACTGTTGAAAAATTTTTAAATGGTGAAGAAATAAATTGGGTAGACCAAGAAGGAACAGTACTATTTAATCTAGATGTATGGAAAATGATATTAAAATTCGCTGAATTTTGGAATAAATATAAACCTGAATTAGTAGCAGCAGAATACCATTTATTTTCAGACCAATATGAATACGCGGGCACTGCTGACTTAATTGTAAGATTTAACAATAAATTATGGTTACTTGATATAAAAACATCAAATACTTTACATACATCATATGATTTACAATTAGCTTCATATGCTAAAGCGTGGAATGAAACACATAATGAACCAATTGAAGAAACAGGAATTATATGGCTTAAAGCAGCTACACGTGGACCTGCTAAAGATAAAATACAAGGTAGTGGGTGGCAATTAAAAAATATTGGAAATATTGATAATAATTTCGCAATGTTTACTAAAATATACGATATCTACAAATTAGAAAACCCAGACTCTAAACCTCATACTGAAACCTTACCTACATCTATTAAATTAGAATATTAATTTACTTGTTTTTTTAATATTTATATGCAACATAAAACATATATATGAAAACTCCAACATTAAAACAAATTATTAAAGAAGAAATTCAAAACGTATTAATAGAAAGTAAAGTTGAAGAAGAAAGTAACGATAAAACAGTCGATGAAATCGGTAAATTCTTCGTTGTTAAAAAACCAAAATCTAATATGACTAAAGATGATATGGTATATGAAGCTACTGTTTTTCATCCAATAGACGAAGCTGAAACTGTAGGTGTATATAAAAATAGATCTGAAGCTAATAGAATGGCTACTACTAAATTAAAAGAGTATGAAGAACGCCTTAAAGAAATCAGATCTCATATGGATGAGTATAGAAAGGCTAAAAAAGAAATCGACGAAAAGAAAAATAAAGCCAAAGATTTAATACAGAAAGCTAGATAGTATGGATCCACTAACTAAAGAATTAGTAAAATATATTCTTGAAGTTGATGAATCACCTGAATTTGTTTGCTCTAAGTGTGGATGGAAAGGGTATGATAATAATCACATATGTCAAGAACTAGATGAAGAATCCGACCCAGACCCTAATGTAAATAACGATAACATTCCGGGATGGGATTTTAAACGTTATATGAAATCATTTATAGAATATTGTGTTGAACAAGGAATGAATATTCGCCCATTACCTCGTTTAAATATAATTGGAGATGATTTTGATAATGCTTCTAAAATATTAGGAATGACAGGTTATTATGATCCTGCTGCTAAAACAGTAACACTTTTTACAGCTGAACGTCATCCTAAAGATGTATTACGTACATTTGCCCATGAATTAGTACACCATGAACAAAATATAGAAAATAGATTACATTCAACACCAGGAACCGATACTACTAAAGATCCTAAATTATCTGCGGTAGAAGATGAGGCTTATTTAAAAGGAAATCGTATCTTTAGGCATTGGGAAGATCAACTAAAAGAAAAAAATAAAAAACATGGCATTTAAAAGACTCATAGCAAATTCTGAAGGAGAATTAAAAGATATTCTTGAAGATGTTAAAAAGTGGTTTGAAACTACAAAAGATTTTACAAATGAATTTACAATTGAAAAACGTAAATTTTTAGATTCTGAAACTAAACAAATAGTTGAGAAAAATATAGATGTAATAAAGGTTACTGATAATAGGAATGATAAAAAAACAACAATAAAATTTATTCCACTTCTTGAAAAAGAAGAAATAAAAATTGAAATTACAGGCGGAAACGAGAATGTATTAACTAGTAAAATAGTAAATCAAATTAAAGGTAGAGGTGTTTTAAAAGGTTATACTAAAGATACTAAAGTACCTATGAAAGAACATATAATAAAAAAATCTGAAGTTAAAAAAATAATTAAAGAAGAAATAAAGAAATTAATATGAATAAAGTAAAATTAATATTAGTTGTAATTCTTTTAGTATTATTATATTTTGCATATACTGTACTTCAAGATAATTCAAATAAATATCATAAATATGAACATACCATCGATAGTCTTTCAACCCAAGTTAAAGCTTTAGATTCTGTTCATCATAAACAAGACAGTGTTATTATAATATATAAAGACAGTGTTGTTTATATGGATAAGATGATTGTTGAAGAAAAGGTAAAATATGTTCAAATTAAAAACAAATACAATGAAATACGCACTCTCGTTGCTAATTACACTCCTAATCAGCTTGACAGTTTTTTCGCAAAGCGTTACAGATACTAGTAAAATAGTATTACCATATTCAGTTGCTAAAAGAGTAGCATTAGATCTTATAGCATATGATAGTTTAAAATGTCAACATAATATAACACAAAATGTGTTGCAACTTACTGAAAGACAATCATCTATGAAAGATAGTTTAATTAGAACACTATCTAGCAAAAATGAAACTTATGCTCAACAAATAATATTATACAAAGAAAAAGAACAACAATATATTAATTATACTCAAACTTTAAAAAAAGATGTTAAAAAAGCTAAATTTAAAAACCATTTATTTAGTTTGAGTGCTATTGTAGCTGTAATGGCTGGTGCTTTAATCATATATTCTCATTAATAAAATTTATGTCAGATAACGTTTTAAAAAAAGAATTTCAACAACGCGACGTACAACGTCTCCGTAACCTTATGCAAGGTAAATATGGGGATAAAACCGCTGTTGGGATAGGTTATACTAAACAACAAGAATTTCACGGTGAAGGTGATGTTTGGGAGGAAGATGATCGAAAATGGACTATCAAAAATGGTGTAAAACAAAATATTACTAAATTAGATAAAGCAAAAAAAGAATTACATTTACCTTTATTTTGTCCTGAATGTAGCAGCATGATGAAACCACATCTTGATAAACGTTTTTGGATAATGTATGGTAGATGTCTTAATTGTCAAATTGATTTTGAAACAGAAATTAGAAGACAAGGTTTATGGGAAGAATATGAAAAAAATATTATAAACTCAGACGTAGATTTTCTTATAAAGGATTTCATGATATGGAGTGATGATGTTATAAACTCAACTGATTCTTTTATTACCGAAGCAGGAGATGTAGAAAGTTGGGTAGGTAAAGGTAAACAAGTGTTGTTACAAAACCGAGACGAAACTATTAAATATCTACAAAGTTTAAAGAAATGACAGAATACATTACTCCTATCATTATTGCTTTTATCACAGCTGTTTTAGGCCCTATATTAATAGAATGGGCTAAAGTTAGATTTAAGCCTAAAGCTAAAAAATCTCCAATTCAAGAAGCTATTGAATTAAATGAATTAGTTGATACTCAATTAGATTCTATAGTAGAAACAATAGAATGTGATCGTGTATGGATAGCTCAATTTCATAATGGTGGACATTTTTATCCAACAGGTAAATCTATTCAGAAATTTTCTTTTTTCTACGAAAAAATTACACCCGATACACTTTCAGTTCAACATACTTTCCAAAATATTCCTGTATCTTTATTTCCTAAACCTTTAGGTAAAATATACACTGATGGAGAATTATCTATCCCTAGTTATGCTAATGGAAATGAAACTTATGGTTTAGAAACATTAGCTAAAGATTACAACTCAAAATCATTTTACGCTGTTGGTTTATATAGTTTAGATAACCATTTAATAGGTGTTATGGGAATATCATATCGTCAAGAACATAAATTAACCAAAGACGAATGGATATTTATACGCCAGAAAGTAGGTGTTATAGGAACATTATTAACTGAATATTTAAAAACAACAAAAAAATGAATACTTTAAAACCTTGGGAACAATCTCTTACTACTCATACTCAAACAGGACAAACCATAGTTACACGTGATTATTCAGTAAATCAAGTTACTATTTCTCCAATGTCTGAAGCTGAAATAGTACCAGATCATGAAGAAGAAATTAAGATTGAAGAAATTAAATCTAAATCTAAAAAAAATAAACAAGAAGAAGATAAATAGGTTACATATTATTTAACTAAATTAAAATCTATGGACGGTGACCATAAAAGGCAAAAAAATAAATTTAGAGACAGCAGTTCACGTATGCCTAATGATAGCAATGTTCTTCAACCCTTTTGGGTTCGACGCGCTTTTTGCGTTGGTAATGAAATGGACAGGTTCTTATTGGACTACGGATTTAATTTTCTATTGCCTTTCGGGGCTTTTCTTTGGCTTATATTTTTACTTGCGTAAACGATTGAAGAATACGAAAAATTAACATATTTATACAAAATATAAACAATAACATAATGAAAAAATCAGAACTTAAAGCCAAAATCAAAGAAATGATTATGGCTGAAAATAATTTAGACGAAGCTAAAAAGAAAAAAAGCGAAGATACTATCGAAGATGATGACTTTAACTCCGAACCAGCTCCAGACTTTACTTCAAACAACGAACCCAGCATGGGATCTGAAGGTGATGACATTTCACCTGAAGTAAAAGCAGTACAAGATGCTTTAAATAAAGCTCAAGTAGAAGCTGAAAAATTAGGTGATAAAAAATTATTATCTCAAATTGGTAATACGATAACTTTTTTCACTCGTGCCCATATAGCTGAACCAGGTAAAGGTAAAGCAGCTAATCAAGGTTTAGCCGAATCATTAAAAAAAACTACAAGAAATAACTATTAATAAACCAACAAACACTAAAATTCTACCCAAACATGTTGTAGATCGCTTTGAAGAAACAGCAAACACGCGTAAGTTAAATCAATTATTTGGTGCTTTACGTGTTTTAAAATTAACTTGGATGAATGAAGGATTTGAAAAAAGTGAAATAATAGATTATATAAAATATTTAATAAACAAAATTTAAAAACATGAAAACACAAGAGTTATTTGAAAAAATGGATGCGCTTTACAATCTATTCAAACTTGAACATTCAGAAAAATCTAAAGCAGCTCATGGTCGCGCTCGTAAAAAATTAGGTGAATTTAAAAAACTAATATCAGAATATCGTAAAGCATCAACTGCTGAAGATAAAGCTAAATAATATGAATAAACGTCTTTTAACACCAACTGAGATTAAAAACGCGGATTATATTTATGATATTCTTAAAAAAGATAAAAAAAGTTTTGTTGCAAAATATGGTAAAGACGCTGAAAAAATAATGCGTGGTCGTGCTATTAAAAACGCTAAGAAAAAAACTGAACAAATGCATAAAGACAAAATTAAAGAGATGGTTAAATCTTCTCTTCAAACTCCACCTAAAATAAACGCTAAAGAATATCTACTACAACGTGAAAATAAAATTAATCCTTCTGATGTAGTTAAAATGGATATTCCATTATTTATTCGTATGTTAGAATACGCTCGTGAAGATGCTAGTACTGATATAAACTTACATGATGTTGCTGAAAAGGCAACTTCTTTAAGTGCTAACGGTAAAACACTTACTATGGCTGATTATGCTAATCTTGTTAAAGGCGAAATGGAAGAAGGTTTACCTAAAGGATATTTTAAAAAAGAATTTGGTATAGGTGGTCATAAAAAACAAATGGAAGAAAACATTACTGATCCTCAAGAAGAAACAGAAATGTCTCATTCACAATTAGTGTCTATTCAATCTAGTGTTGAAGATTTAATGAAAAAAATCGATAGTGGTGAACAATTAGATCCGTGGGTTTTATCTAAATTAACTATAGCCCAAGACTACTTAGAAACAATTGATGATTACTTAAAAGGTAAACCATTAAACGAAAAACATCTTACTCTGGCTGAAAAGAAAAAGAAGGAAGAAATTGTTAAAGCAATGAAGAAAACTTTTAAAGGTCCTAAACCAGCAATGTACGCTATTGCTACTAAGAAAGCTGAAAAAGTAGCTGAAGATAAAATAGATGAAACATTTGGTCAACTTGTTAGTAAACTTAAAAAACAAGGCAAATCAGGTAAAGCAGCCACTAAAATAGCAGGAGCAGTAGCAGCTGCTAAAGCACATGGAGCTGGTAAAGGTCCATCTACTAAACAAAAAGCTAGATTAACTGAAAAGATCATATCTAAACTAAAAGATAACAATGACTAAAAATGAATTAAAAGATAAAATCAAATCATCAGTTAAAAAAATTTATAAACCTGAAGTATCTGCTGCGGCTATCGTGGCAGATTCTCATGCTGATAAATTTCCAATATTATCTGAATTCCCACAGTTTAGAGACATTTTAGTACTTCTACTAACTCCAGAATATGAGACTTTTGTAGATGATATACATTGGGTAGCTCCTAAACCATTAACATTTAGAATTATATTAGTTAATGGTGAAATGTTTTATCTTATTCATACTGATAGAAGTTGGATAGCACAAGTATCAGGTAAAAAATATTATCTTTTAAATGTAGGTGAAGAAGAATTTGCTTCTGAAGCAATATCTCGTCTTTTATATTATGCTAATCAAGCTGTAGAAAAGAAAGAAGTTGAACCTGAAATAGAAGTTCCTCCAGCTCCTAAAGAAGAAACACCAAAAGAAGAAACACCAAAAGAAGAAACACCAGAAGCATAATGGATACATTTGATAAATTTTTTGTAAAATTTGGATATAAATTTCCCAAAGGATACCCTGACATGAATAATAAACAAGATGTTTTATTATTAGAATCGTTATTAAAAAACATTCTAAACGAAGACGTTAAAATAAAAGAAAACGATGAAACACAACCTAAGACAACTAATTAAAGAAGTATTAATAAACCATAAACCAGATTGTGGTTGTGGATGTAATGGTAAATGCGCTAAAGCACCTAAACTAAATGAAAGTTTAGAAGTAGTCATTACTGAAAATATGAAATATCATATTAATAATAAAAAACCATTATCTGAAAATACATTTCGTTATAGTTCAAAAGCATTTTTAGATTTATGGGCTGAAGCTAGATACTTGTATTCTCGCAATGCTATAAACATATCAGGTCTTGATAAAGAAATAATAACTGAATCCGATTTAGGTGAATATGGTTTATTTGAAGGTAAAAAAGTACCTTTAGATATGCCTATGGTTGAAGAAGAACAAGTTCCCTGGACTGAAAAAGTAATAAAATACGCTAATGAACATCCAGGAGTTGGACCAGTAAAAGATCTAGATAAAACTCAAGTAATGTCTATTTTATATAAATTAGATTTACCTACTACTTTAGCTAATTTAGTTTTAAAAGATATTAAAAATTTAAATGAATCTAAAGATGAAAAACACCCACCGTTAAATAAACCTCATCGTGGTGGTTCTAAAAAGTTTTATGTGTATGTTCGCGATCCTAAAACCAAAAATATCAAGAAAGTATCATTTGGCGCGGCAGGTGGTGGACAAAATTTGTCCGTTAAAATTCGCGACCCTAAAGCGCGAAAAGCGTTTGCTAAACGCCAACATTGTGCTGATAAACATGATAAAACTAAACCAGGTTACTGGGCTTGTCATATAGGTAGATATTGGAAATCATTAGGTGGTGGCTCAAATTTTAGTGGATATTGGTAAAATATATTAAACATGATAAAATTAACTAATATATTAAATGATTCATTTAACCCAAATGTTTATCAAGTAGAAGCTAAATTAATAGTTAATACTGAAGAAAGATCTATGTCTGATGTTTTATCTGATATACGTGCTATAAAAGGTGTTACTATTGTAGATATTGAAGCTCAAGATGATAAAACTACAAGCCCACGCCATGTAGTAACTATTAAAGTAAAAATAGACCCAGCCCCCTTTAAACCTTTTACTAAAGAATCATTTAAACAAATATTATTAGGTGTAAAACAAACACCAGCAGTATTAACAGCTCAATTTACTTCTAGCCCAATAATAGTATGATAAAATTAACTAACATATTATCAGAAATATTAAATGAAGACAGATGTAAACGTATAGCAGATCGCAGATATGATAAACCTTCGGCTTATAAATCTGGAGCTATAGTTCGTTGTCGTAAAGGCCATATTTGGAAAGACTTAAAAGAAAAAAAAGAAACTCTACATACATGGTTTAAACGTAAAGGTACACCTGGTAAAGAAGGTGGATGGGTTGATTGTAATGCTCCAATCCATAAAGATGGGGAAATAGTAGGATATAAAGCATGTGGTAGAAAAGAAGGCGAAAAACGCGCTAAATACCCAGCCTGTCGACCTACTCCGGCAGGATGTAAAACAAAAGGTAAAGGTACAAAATGGGGAAAAACAAAATGATAAAACTAATAGAAATACTAAAAAAAGAAAAATCATCTGAACTACATTTTCCAGATGGATTTCAACCAGCTAAAACTGTACCTGAAGGTGGAGCAATGTGTGCTAATTGTGCTAAATGGAACAAAGAAAAACAACTCTGTGAAGGTAAATATTACATAGACTGGAATGGCAACGGTGAAATACACAACGATGCTACAAAGTATGTTTGCATTTGGTGGGTTAAAAAAGGTAAAAAGTGAAACCTTATAAGGATTTAGAAGTCGAAGAAAGTGTTGTAATAAGGGTTTTTAATCAAGAAATAGACCCTATAGAATTAATGTGGCATAGAGACAATGAGGATAGGATAATAGAGTCTATAGGAGTTACTGATTGGAAAGTTCAACTTGATAATACTTTACCTGTTTTGATTAAAGGACAGATATTTATACCTAGAGGAGTTTGGCACCGAGCAATAAAAGGTACAGGAAATTTAAAACTAAAAATATATAAATTATGAATAATTTAAGACTAAAAAGATTAATTACACAACTACTAAAAGAATCCATTAAAGGAGAAGTAAGGTATAAAGGTAAAACTTATAGCAAGGAAGAGATAAAGGATATGCGTGATTGGTTAAAAGATGTTCAATGGGCAGATCTAGACTCCGAAGAGGTAGATGATTTGTCTGATGAAGAAGTATTACAAGGCGTAAATATAAATTATGAGGGAGGTTTAAAAAACTTTCGTCATAATAACAATTTAAGTGAGTCTAAAGAAGTTGAAGTAGAAGTCCCGGAGTTTGTAGAAACTAAAATCAAACAATCTTTATCTCAATTAGATAGATGGGAAGCAAACGGTAAAGAATTAAAACAAAATTATAGAAATAAAGTAGGTAAAAAAATACTTCAAATAGAAGCAAAAACCTTAACTCCTTTAGAAATTTTTCCATCTATGATAGAAGCTAAAGAACAAACCCAAATTAATGGAATTAGAAATTGTGCCGCTGGTTTACAAAAAACCGCTGGGGGGTATATTTGGGTATATAAACATCCTGAAAATCCGTATTTTGAATATATCATTAATGAAAATGAAATCATACGTGTATTTGAAAATAACTATTCAGGAAATGAAGAACTTTGGCACCGTGATGATGAAGATAGAATAGTTGAAATTATAGGTAAAACAGATTGGAAAATACAATTAGAAAACCAACTACCCACTTCTATGAATCAACCAATATTTATACCCAGACATGAATGGCATCGTACTATTAAAGGAACAGGAAATTTAAAACTAAAAATATATAAATCATGAATAATTTAAGACTAAAAAGATTAATTAAAGAAAGTCTAAAAGGATATAAATCATGGAAATTAATCCAACCTGAAACAATAACTATTAAAGGTGGTGAAGTTAAAATTGGAAATAAAGTATCAACTATCAACCCTAAAACTAAAAAAACAGAAACAGGCACGATAAAAAGCATAACTAAACTACCTAATGGGAACGAAGTTGATTTAACTGTAGATATGGGAAATGGAGAATTACTACATTCTTCTGCTAAATTCTTTGAAAAAATAAATGAATATAAACTAGATGAAGTTAAAGTATCTACTATTAGTATAGGAGATAAATTTACATTATCCGCAGATTTAGGTAAATTCAAAAAAGGCGATAAAGTAGAAATTATAGGAAAAAAACCAGATGGTGATGATATAAAATTAACTTTATATAACGGTAAAATTAAAGATACATTTTATTTAGATAAAAACGATGAAATTGAAACTAAAGAACTAAATGAAATAGCAATAGCTACCGATTACCAATTTACTCCTCAACAACTAGAATTAATTAAAAAATATGGAGGTAAATTATCTACAGGTGGTAATGCTTTATATATCCCCGATACT